AGCATCTGTTACAGCTGCGGAAGATCTTCTGGCAACACTTCTCTTGGTTACTAGATCAATGTCTCCATACCTTTCTAGAGTGTCTGACTTAAAGTTTGGGGTAGGGCCAAACATTCCAGTCTTTGGATCTTTATATCCATATTGCTTTCCACGATCACCAATAGGGAAATCTGTGGTTACAGCGTTATACTGCTTGCCCTTAAATCCAAATAGCTTATTTATTAATGCCTGAACAGGAGAAGTTCTTGCATAGCCATATGTTGGTCTGGCAGAACCTGGAGTGTCTGGACCAAGACCAAACACTTTTTGCTCCATTCTCTTACGAAGGAATTCTTGTGCTATGTTTTTATTTTTAGCAATGTCAAGGAAGTCTGCACCAGTGCCAGTTTCGAATGCACTCTTGTATCTTCCGCCCTTGCCAGCCTGTAGCATAGCTTCTAGATCTGTTTTCTTGGTTCTAACGGCTACACGAGAACGTCCCAACATTGATGCAAACGGGTTACGCCCAATAGAGTATCCAGGAATGCTATCAGTCATCATTCCCTGAATGATGCCAGCATACTTCTTGCTTTGCTTGGCTGGAATTACAGCTTCTCCAGGAGAAAGCATTGCTGGGACTATATCTCCAGCACCCTTTGGACCTGGAACTGATAAAATTCCAGAGTTAAGCTTCATTGGCTTTTGTCCAGCAGGATTCTTTGGTCCTATAGGTACGTTAAGAAGTCTGGATTGTGCTACTACAGCCCTAGCATATGCGGAAGCTAGCTTGTCTACAGATGCTGCCTCAACATTGAACGTCTGGATAAGCTTGGCGTGTGTCTGGTCAAGTGATGCTGCTACAGCTGATGCCTCTAGCTGTTGCTGGGTCATGTACTCTGTAGATGTGGCTAGATCCTTTGAAGATGTTCCTGCCCCCTGGAACACCTTTGATATAAAACCAAACATCTTAATAAGGTTTGCAACACCGTTAGCTATCAAACCAAAAGTCATGAGGAGGACTGGACCAATACCAGCAAAAATTGTAGTAAGGACTACAATAAAGTTTTTTGCCCCATCGCTCATGTTGTTAAATCTATCTAGTAAATTCTTGGCAAACTCAACTACTGGGGTAATTGCCTTTAGGAATGCCTCTCCCAACGGAACCAAAGAAACCTTAAGGTCTTCGACTGCCTTCTTGAACTTGTACATTGGAGAATCTTCAACACGCTTCATTTCTCGTTCAGAAAGGATGGCTAATTCTTCTGCAGTCTGTTGCGAAATCTTTGCAACTCTCTGTGCCTGGGTTCCTTCCTTAATGACGTTCTGGAATAGTGTAGATAGACGTGCGAACTGGAACTTTCCGAATAGCTGCTCAATTGCACGGGCACGATTTAATGGGTCTAGAGTATCTAGTGCACTAGCAAAGTCGATGACCAGTCCTCTAACATCACCTTTATTAGCATCTACAATACCTTTAAGATTGATTCCCATCTGTAGCAAGAATTCGTTTGCTTTTCCAGATGGGTTAATTAGAGATGCTAGACCAGACTTGAGTGCGTTAGCACCCTCAGAGGCATTAATTCCACCTTCCTTCATGGCAGTCATGAAGAATGCTAGATCTTCCATGTCTCCACCAAGCTGCTTGATTACTGGAGCAGCCTTTGGAATAGCAATTGTCAGGTCTTCAATGGCAGTGACTGTTTGGTTTTCAACTGCGTTTAGAAAGTCAATTTCGCCAGCCAGGTCTTTGGCAGAGGTTCCAAATGCATTCATTAGGGAGATAGTAGTGTCCAATGCCTGCTGCTGCTCTACCCCACCAAGAACAGATAGCCTGGTAGCTTGATTAATTTGAGCAAGAAGATCTGCATTTGTTAGACCCATTGCTGCTGCGGATGCAGCCATCTCCATGGTCTTTTCTACAGCAACACCATACTTTGTAAATTCAGAGGCAAGCTTCTGAACCTGCTTAATCATCTTGTCTGTTTCTTCTGTAGCAGTAAACGTATCTCCATAGACACGCTTAAACTTGATTGCCTGCTCTTCCATTTGCATAAAGGTCTTTGCTGCAACTGACCCCAGCATAGCAAGCGGAATTGTAAAACCAACCATGAGCTGACGACCAGCCCACTGGGTATTCTTACCAAAGTTTAGAAGATTTGTGGATCCCTGCTTCAGTAGCTGATTAAATAGCTGTTGCTTTTGAGCAGCAATTGCTGTTTTTGTAGCTAGGTTATCCATGTCTAAAGCTAAAGGCCGAACAGAAATGGCCTTCATAGCACCACTACCGTCACGGCCTAGCTTTATAAACTGTGTTTGAAGAGTCTTAACTCTCTCTGTTGCAACCTTTTCTATTGTAGCGAATTCGCTCTTAAAGAATCTACCAAAACTTTTGGTGGCTGCACCAGCATATCTGAAAGTCTCACCAAACCCTAGCTTATTTCTCTCTAGGGCTGTGGTGAAAGACTCTGCAGTTGTAGAAATGGTCCTAACATTTGCTGCAAACTTACCAGTTGCATTGATGTTATTAATCAGGTTGCGTTGGATGTTTTGGGCAGCTTTTGCCTGCTGGGTACCACTCTGAAGGAGCTGAGCATTTAGCTGAGATATTTGCCTTTGTAGGTTTTTAATTTCTGCAATACCCACAGACGTATCGACATTAATTATAATGTCGGATCTGATATCATCAGCCATTCATCAGCACCTCCTTTTATATACTATTTTAAATTATTAAATTATCGAGCTGGTCCGCCGAATAGCGAACTATTTCCCGATGCCTCTTCAACAATCTTGTAGACTGTTGGTAGGTCAAGCAGGTCTTCCAGGACAGAGATATCCTCTGCCAACTCTGGCTTAAACTGCTTCATAGCAATCTGGACACACTCAAGCAAAAGGTTCATCGACTTGTCGTTGTCTTCTGCTACTTCCTGAATTGCCTGGAACTTTGCCAAAAACGGCCTAAGAAGAGAAATCTTCAAAGGACGGATTTCGATTTTTTGACCATCTAGTAGTGTAACTACCTTGTCTTCATTTACTGTAACTGCCATTGTTTTTTGGTTTCCTTTCCCATATTGGGGCTTAACCATTATAGCACAGAGATACCTTATTTTTACTCAACTTTTTCGTAGCTTAGCCCCATGCCAATTCCAAAACCAGCCTTTTGGGCATTAGCACCCTGCAGGGCAACCACATCGTTAGAATCCTTTGCCTGACCGCCACTAAACACTCTGGCCTTCATCTCTTCCCAGGCATTAGCTTTATCTCTTCCAGACTCCTTGTCAAGATCAACGCCTTGGATGGCTGCATGAAACTTTTTATTGTCATAATCCATCTCTCGTTTTACTTCAAGAGCAGCCATGAGCTCTGGCATTGATAGACTTATTTCGAGCTCTTCGTAGTCTCTCCAAATACCCAGCAAGAATAGTTCCGACTCTAGCTTGGCTAGATCTAGCTTTTCCCACTCCGATCCACTTTCCACAGCATCCTTCTTTACGTCAGGGCTGTCCTTCTTTACTTTTACTCCTGCAGCAACATCTATGATTTCGTAAATTGTTTTTAAATCTACCATATCTTCTAGATCAAATATTGTTTGAATCGATGGGTGGTATTGCTGCATTGCAATCCTTGCACATTCTGATAAAAAGAATATTGCCTCTTCGTCATTCTTTGCAGTCTTGACAAACTCAAAGGCATCCATAAACTCTCTTAAATACTTTATCTTAAGTGGAGTAAGGTACACCAAAGTACCGTCTATAAGCCTTATAGTTTTTGAATCATATACCCTGGTAGCCATCCTACTATTGTATCAAAAAGAAACCGCCCTAGCAGTTAAACTAGGGCGGTTCTCAGTATTAAGTTATGATTTAGGACTCTGGAGTCACTGTGCGGTCTACGATCTTACCGTAAGAAGCACTGTCGTTTGGAAGCAAGCGGAAGCTTACCTCAAACATTGTTGCCTCGTCACGCTTTGCAGATACTGTAACGCTCTCGATAGAGAGGGCACGGTATGCAACGTAGATACGCTCTAGCTCAGAACCAATAGCACAGTCACCTGTACCAGGACCAACTGCAACTAGACCACGCTCAACTGGGCACTCACCGATGTCACCTGCGGACAGGTTCATGGTTGGGTTACCAGCTACTGTGGATAGGTCAGCGTCCTTACCAGCTAGCGAGAACAGCAAGTTCTCTAGGGTTGACTCAGCAAAAGCAGTATTCAGGTTAACCTGCATACCCTGCTTGTAAAGCTTAGCCACGTCTAGAACCTGGTCAACCTGTACTTCACCGAAGTCAGGCTGGAACTGGATCTCTAGACCGTTCATTGTGTAACCAACGTTACGGAAGCTAACGTCGTCAGATAGAGTTTCCACATATCTTTCGCCACTTACGTACGCTGGCAAATCAGCGTCGGTAAGGTTACCGTCTTCGAAAGTGAAGAGAGCTGCTGCACCAACAATAATGTTGGAGCTTGAACCACGTGTATATGCCATAATTTTCACCTCTTTTTTTAGTTTTATGGATTAAAAAAAGGCGTTTGTTTCCTCATGCCAATTATAGCACGGTTTTATATAGTTGTATTATTGTAGGTAGTATTTCCATTAGAATACCCCTTAGTATGATAGCAGTAATCAATAATTATTTTATTACCAGCATATGTCCTAGCCGTGCCAAAATCAACGATGTCTCTTGTCTCTTCTAGCTGATAAATCTTGATATCGTGAAAGTATACTGGCAAGAATTCTTTAGTAGTGTTACCATCCTGTTTGACATAAACACCATTTACAAGCTTACCCTTGATCCATTCATTTAGGTCTTGAGCAGACTCATCCCCACGGTCAAGTAGGTCAGCTATGTATTGAGTAGCATCTATCATTGCAACAATGTCTAGCGAATAGAAATAGTACAATAGCTGTTCGTCCTTAATGTGTGGGAAAGCCTTTCTACGCATTTTAAACATTCTGTCATATACCGCAAACAAGTTGCCTGTATTATTTATGGTTGCCGTTTGTGTTAACTGCTCTATTGTAGATGGGCTAGTTGGAAAGAATGGAACATCCGTGTTTGCAATTGCAAGAATCTTTTCTTTCAAATAGTCATTAATAAAGATAGGTGGGTACGATATTGCCATTAGATAAGACCTGCCTTTGCTATCCAGGATTGTCCGACTGTTACGCCTAGAGTTCTACCGCCACGTTTTCCAGAGCTAAAGTTTTTCTTAAAGTCAACTGGACTACGAAGGTATGAAGCAATCCCAGAGCTTTCAAGAAATGACTGAGTAAAGTATCTATTAAAAAATGAATTAAACACCCTCTCATACTCTCCTTGGACCTGGCCTCCTGGATTGCTCACCCTAACTGGCTTGGTGGTAAAAACTGTTTCTCCGTCTTGCTCAAATGCAAGCACTCGCTGCTTTGGAACGATTGTAACTGGTATTCCATTTTCCATAATCCTAGCTTTATCATAGAATGGTACACGTGATCCATTCTTAATAGATGACGACTGTCTAAATGTTGAATTGAAGGATAGGCCTACTCCAGTAGAGACATACTTGATGTCGTATAGCCTAGCATCTGGGGAACCTGTCTTATCCCATTCGTAGACGTGGTGTAGGACTTGTGGATTTACCCTGGCATTTGCATCTATGTATGCCTTCAAAGCCTCTGACATCGTCGCTCCGAGCTGCTGGAGGAATGATGGGTAGCCCTGCTTAACCCCATCCAAAAATCCTAAAGCATAGTTTACGATATTGTCCATATCCTTTGCAAACTGCTTGTTCTTAACCGTTACCCTATACATTAAACATCAGCCGCCTGATTTTCTGATCTACGAACAACTAACTTGTAATACTCAACATTTCCAAATGGACCAGCAAATGGCTCATTCGTGGCTACCTCAAAAATAGTAGACTTGCCAGCTCTTGGTCCAGATGTTTCAACATATAGAGGATTACAATTCTTATCCCGAATGTTTGTTATGATTACATTTGTAATGGCGTTACCTGCGTCACGACTAGAGAATCTAATATCATCTTTTACTCTTCCCATTAGAATGCCATCTTGGGTAATATTTATATTTGGCTTGACTTCTTCTTTCCACGCTGTCCCAGCTGGAGCCAAACTACAGGCAATTGTTCTGTCTAGAACCCAGGTCTTTATAACGTTTCCAAGAGCACCTTGTTCAACTATTGGGTGATAAACATCTGCTTCCATTGGGAATATGAAATCTGTCTTGTCCCCACACGCCATTATAAGACTCCTATTGTCCGAATCGGCCTCATGTATTTGGACAGAATCTTATCTACAATGATGTTTCCAGTGCCATCAAAGACACCAGAATCAAACTTAATCTTAAACTGATCGGTATTGTAGTCTGCAATATAACGCTTGTAGTAATCAAGCTTTCCGCATGAAATATCGTCAACCAGCATTTCGGTCGCACGAACCACATCTGATGGTATTTTCTTATACCCTATTTCTAGTACGGCAGAGTAGTCGAAGCCTCTGGGAAATCCACGATATACGAAATTTAGATCTAGCATATCTGATCCAGCAGCTGGCAAAAGGATCGGTGCACCTTCATTTCTGTTAAAGGTGTCTGAGTAAAGTTCTTTAATTGCAAACTTGTCTTTGGTTAGTCCATACTGAATGGTGTATAGCTCTGGCTCTGAGATATCAAAAACTAATGTGTTGTTCTCATAAAGCTTTAGTAGCTTGTTTGCATTTGTCCAAATTGGAAGGTAGTCAGCACCTAGTCCAGTTGTGGAGTAATACTTCTTCTTGTAATAAAAACCGTCATTTACGATAGAGTCAATAATTGCTCTAGCAATTTCTTCATTTTTCCTATATTCCGCAATCTCTGTGGCGGTGGTTCCCTTAGTGGTTGGATCTACATATGGCCTAACCACGGAAACATTTTCTGTAGAATCATCTACAGTTATTTCATAATCTCCGTCAACAGTGCTAGGAAGATCTATGTATGCTGTCTGTCCAGCTGAAGTTATCTCAACAACTCCAGTGGATACTGAGTGGTCCGCCAAGTCTAGGATAGAATACTCATACTCTACCCCAACGTCCAATCCAGTAACTGGATAGGTAACACTACTTGACGGAACCCTCAATATTTCCATTTTACTTGCCAAACTCCTGAGCAACCTCTTCTGGTGTTGCTAGTCGAATGTGACCCCTTGTAAGCCACTGGTCAGCCTGTTCCTTGGTTACGATGTTGTAGCCACGGTATACCTTGCCAACTCCAGGCCAAGAAACATTCTTGCTTGAGTGGACGGCAACCTTTTCAGGCTTTGCCTCTTCATTCTGCGTCTTAACAGATGGCTTACGCTTAACGGTTCCAGTGCCAATAACACCGTTAGCAACTCCAGTTAGGCCTGATGCAAGATCGGAAGGCTTTGCCTTATTTTGTGATGCAGAAGAGATGACCTTTGTGTCCTCTACTTCTTCAACAACAGAAACCTTTGCAGCTAGGTTAAATTTTTCAACAACCTCTTCAACCTTTGTCTCTGGTACTTCTTCTACTACAGATTCTGTAGCAATCTCTTCTACAAGTGCCTTAAATTCCTCAACTTTTTCTGCTGGGATTACAGCCTCACCATCAGCCAATACTGCTGGGATGACATCATTTGCATTTTCTTCTGACATAATTCCTCCTGTCGTTATTCAATTAATTATAACAGATTAAATGGTAAGAGGGCAGGAGCTAGATGCCCCTGCCCCCTCAAAGGTTTGCTACAGATTTTTAGCTATCTGAAGCAGCGTCAGCGAACGCAATAGCGTCCTCTTCCTCCCACTGTACACCAAAGCGTACGAATACAGTATATTCTACTGTGTCCTTCTTTGGCTTGTACTCACGGTTTACGGTGATGTCCCTCTGGAATCCCCATACACGGTTCTGTGGGAATGTGAGGTCAACGTAGCCATCTGGGTAGTAAGGAACTTCCTGTACGTCGATGCCTAGAACACGGGTAGTGCGAGCACCACCGAATGTCTGACCAGCTCCGTCTAGGTAAGCCTGGGTGTTAGCCTGGGTGTTACCGTTCTTGCCAAGAGCCTCGGCAATTGCATCGGATAGTGTACCGTTGTTCTTAACGATACCCTGGAATGCGTCAGTACCTGCGTAGAACTTCAAGTTAGACTTGATTGCACGGTACTTACGTGGCATTGCCAAGATGATCTGCTGCATTACTTCTGGAGTCCATGCGTTGTCAGCTACTGTTACTAGTGCCTCGTGTGCATCTCCATTGGTCGTTACACGGTTAACAAAACCTTCCATAATGTTAAGGAATGCGTTGCTACCAGTGCCAGTACCATTGATTGCTAGGTCTTCGATGTCATTTGCAAAAGCGTTTGTCATCAAACGAACTAGGTGGTCCTCAAGAGCAGCACCTTCGATGCCATCTTCTAGAGCCTCAGCTGAGACCTCCCAGTCAAGACGGATCTTCTTGGTTGTTAGCTCTACCTTTGAGAACTGAGCACCAGTGTTTTCGTAGTTACCGATTGCCTGTGCAGCAGCACGGATAACCCTCTCTCCAACATTGACCTTCTCGAGTTCCATTGTGTTGGCTCGCATAGTTACACGACGACCATCCTTGGCGAGTACAGTTGCATCCCATACGTAGTCAATAAAACGACGTGCCTGTTCAGGGCGTAGAATACCACTGCCTGCATCACCCGAAGGATTTACAGCATTTGGTCCAGTTGTTAGACCATATTCAGCGTTTGGAATGTTACCTAGTGTGTTTAGACCTGGGTCTGATACACCACCAATGCCACCAGATGCGAAAGCACCCTGACCTTGATATAGACCAGGAGCAGTGCCACCTAGTTCACCAGATTCTCCTGGCTGATTTTTAATAATCTCTTCCGACATATTGTCACCTCCTAAGTGATTGTTACTTAATTAAATAAGTCGGCAGTTTTGAGGAAACGTCCGCCCCATAGGGATTTTTCAACCTTTTCTGGTTGTTCCTGTACAATCTCTCCGAGATCGCCAGACTTACGGAAAGCGGTGTCAGCCTCTACAGCGTCTACCCTCTTTCCAAAATTATCAAACTCTGATGCTGCCTGTGCTAGCTCACCCTTTACAGATGTAAGCTCGCCCTTTACAACACCTAGAGACTTGTTTAGCTCAGATACCTGCTCGTGTAGAGACTTTACGGTATCTGCTAGATCGCTAAAGGCTGATGTTAGAGTATTCTTGATGTCAGCTACTGCGTCAACAATAACATCATCTGACTTCGATACCTCTTCTTCAGCAGACTTGTCCACGTCTTCAGACTTCATTGCTTCGTCTTTATCCATGTCATCAGACTTCTTCTCTTCATCCATAGACTTCTCGTCCATAGACTTTTCCTCGTCCATGGACTTTTCGTCCATAGTCTTGTCTTCGGAATAGCCCTTCTCTACTGCTTCGGCATCTGCCTCTGGAGCGACCTGTGTTTCTTCAACTACGTCGTCGTTTTTTACGACATCTTCAGTTGCTTCGTTCATAGGACTTGCCTCCTTCGTCATCTTAGAAAGATTAATGCCTTTAGCACTATCAACTAAGAACTTTATCATTTCTGTTTTTTCGTCATCATTCTTTTCAACGAAACCTATGTTCTTCATCTGGCTGCCATTAATTGGACTTACCTCTGCGTCTAAGTCAGATACCTTTACGATACCGCTTTCGCTATCCCAGAAGACATTTTCGAATTCTACATCTAGGTTGTCACCCTTGATCATATCTACACCGTCTACTTTCTCTACAGACAAAATATTTGCAAACTGGTTGGCTGGATTATCTACAAGAGATAGCTCTACCAAGTCATAATCTTTGATAATCCTGATTGACTTATCCATCTTCTCGTCATAAGCGTCATCCCACTTATTCATTCGGCCACCGATAGAAAAACCAGAAAGGGTTCCATCTAGAACCTTCTCCCAGGTATCCTGAGCACCCTTTGAAACATAGGCAGAAACGTAAACACCAGAGAAGAATTTCTTCGACTCTGGATCAAAATACTTGTCTTCCTTAAAGGAAACCATTTTGCCAACAGATAGTGGCTGGTGCATTTCACGAATGTTGCCACGGAACTTTGCGAATGCCTTTAGAGATGCATCGGTAGTAACGATATCTGACTGCTTGTCAACGTTATCAAGTGTGGCAAATCCTGAGACAATACGTCTCTCTGAATCGACCTTGCTAAAAGGCATCGAGAGTCGAACATTCTCACCCTCGGTGTCCCAGTGAACCTTTGATATAGTCATACTACCTTAATTATAATACACGTTTTATGAAATTGTTATAATTGCCAATAAACAATTATAACACATTATTCTGAAGAACTACCCTCGCCCTGGGCATTTCGTCCAGAAACTGTTGATGGACTGTCAGAATTATTATTAGTTCTTTCAGTATCACGCTGCCTGCTCTGTGCCGTATTGGCTCTAGTATCCGCTGCCTGACGAGACGACATTTCAAAAGGCTCGTCGCCGTCTGATCTTTGTGGTAGTCCAAGAACCTCACGTGCCTCGTTAGGGACCATAATCTGAGTCTTAACGTAACGCTCTAGAATCTGAGACTGAGTAATCTCATCAGTTAGAGTTAGCTCATTAAACTTAAGCTCTAGGATGTCTGTCTTTTCCTTGATAATTCTGCTGATAAGCTTCTCAATGTTTCTCTGCATTGGTCTAGCTACCTGCTCCTTAAAGGTACGATCCTGAGATAGCGAAGCTGCAATATTTGACGCATCGCTACCACCTATCTTAGATAGCGGTACCTGGTGAGCAATCAGGATGTCATCACGGTTACGTAGTCGATACTCATTAAACGATGCCTCTTGAACTCCATTCTCAATTGGCTTCATCTCGAACTCTACCTTGTTTGTGTCAGAGTCTCCTGGCAAAGGAATGTATAGGGTTCTGTGCGACTGCCCCTTCAGGTTAGTCTGAAGGAATCTAAACAGCTTGTCCTCTGCATCAGAAGATAGTTTTGCACCCTTAAGTGTTACAACGTAGCGTGGCACAGCCTTATTGCTAAAGTAGTCAATGTTGTACTGTGATGCTAGCTGATCTCCATGTAGGGAGGATACTGCAGACATGATATCTGGAATACCGTAATAAGTGTTTAATGGAGAGTACTGCTTAAAGTGAATAATCTCATTTGGTCTTGGATCTCCAGTTATGGGGTTTGCATTCTTTGCCCCAAAGTTTCTAAAGTAAACAACCTTTTGACCAATAATCTGAACAAAGCCATCTTTAAGTCTACGAACACGCATAGTTGTAGCTGGAATGTGACCAACGTAACCAATCTCACCACGAATAGTTCTACCAATTTCAAGGTAGCCATTTCCAGTTGCCTCGTAATCAGTTAGCACTTTCATCATTACATTGGTAAAAGACTCTTCGTCATTGAGGTTTTCAATCCAGTCACGCATCTCAATCTTCATGCGTTCGATTCTCTTACGTGCCTTGTCCCTGGCTGAATCGTTATCATTAGACTCAAGGGCCATCATTGTTCTGTCAGAAACATGGAAGTCGTAGCCAAGACCAACGATGTTCTCTACCTTAGCATCAATGGCTGCGTGGTTTGCAAAAGAGGTGTCATAGAAGTTGGCTAGCTCATACAGATTCCAAGGAGGAGTAATTACATCAAACATGCCGTAGCCGTTACGATAAACTGTACCTGGATTTATTTCCTTAGAGGTGGCACCGTCAACACCACGATTTACCGCCAAGGCACTATCTAGGTATACCGCTGAGTCTGTTCTTACATCATTTGGAATTGCCATATCATAGGCTTTTGCCATTCTGTCAGTACGACGCTTAAAGTTTTTATCCATTCCAGCTAGTGACTTTAGATCATCCCAGCTCTTGTTAAATGGATCCTGTGCCTTAAAGATATCTTCTTGCTTTTCCAAATCTGGTAAGCCAATATCTCTGATGTAGTAGTCTTCGGCCATTAGCCTTCATCTCCATATAGTTCTAGTGTCTTTTTAGCAGCAGCAACAGCACCAAGATCATTAAGGTTAGGGATTAGACCATTCTTCATTCTGTCTACTTGCTCCGCATACTCATCATCTGATACCCTGCTCACTCCTGGCATAAACTCATAAGAGCCGTCCCCCTGGCCCAAGTTTGTAGCTTCGTTAACAAGTTTTTGAATTTGTATTGCATCTCCACGATGCGAAGGAATATTTAAAACACTTCCGTTGCCATCTGTAAATGGCTTTCCGTTAGCCTTTTTCCAAAAATAAATCCCCCAGTCGTACTGCTTATCTAAAACAGTTATCTTGGAATTACCAATTTCATTAGGATTTTGTAGTTTCATAACCACCAGTATACCATACTATACTGGTTTTTGAATATTGGATATCCACGATACATTAGTATAAGCAGTATAAGAGTAGTCACCAAAAATTAAGTCTTCTCCGTCATCAACAATAATCTTGTTTGTTCCAGTGTATGCCTTATATACATCAGATGGGTCTACTCCGTAATAGCTGGTTGAGCTTACTACCAATACGCTGTTGTTTCCGCCCCACAAATATGGAATGATGTTCCAGTAGTTCCAATCCAATATTAGAGAGCCTGCCTTTTTAACCTTAAACCATGGTCTAAAAATTCTTGTCTGTACCTCTTGAAGGTTTGTAGACTTATAGTATGAGATATTGTTTACGGTTAATGGTCCAGTAATTCTGAATGCACCACTATAGTTATTAAAGTCTTGAGTATTTGCAAAACCAATACCTAGCATAGCCCACTCTTTTATGGTTATGTATGGATCTTTGACGATCTTGCCATTAACGTAAAATGCAATTCCGCTTTCGAGCTTACCCTTTTCATTTATCGCATATATTCTAGCTCTTTTGCCAGATGGGTGAGCTGCAACCATATATACTCTAATATAAGAGTTTTTGCTTTGAATCTCAAATATTTGAGTTGGTGCAAATGGGAATAGGTCTTGATCAAATCTCATAGATAGCTGCATAGCTATAACCTTGTAGTTATCGGAAGATTCTGGATTGATTGGCACAGATATACCACGATTAACTATTGGGTCATACTCTCCCTTTATTGTAATTCCGCTATCACGAGTCAGATATAAATACGGGGTACTCTTCTTGTATATTGAAAATGGATTTCTTGTCTTATAGGTGAAGTAGAATCCATCTTTTCTGTACGGAAATATGTCATTTCCAAACCTAGTTCCAATTGGGGTTGGGCCTGTGTCTGAAAGAGATAGGGACGCATACTCTAAAGTTTTAATTTGGATTGGTGCATCAGATACGCTTGACGAAGACATCTCTATGTGGGTAACAAGAGCTAAATTTTCAAAGCTTACTGATTGTGGAGGATAGATAACCACTCCATCCACTACCTCATAAGCTGTGGTTAGCCAGCTATCTCCTGGTGATACGATGCCGCTTTTTGGAGCCAACTCAAACTGAGAGTATGACGATAAAGGAGTGTTAGCCCCGTCTGAGAGTAGCTGAAAGGTAATATACGTCTTTACTACTGAGTTCGATGTGTCGTACTTGTAGGTATCTACTGCCCTATTTTTTAAATCGTCATAATTGTTAAAACCAGTAAATAAACTATTGTCTAACGAGGTGTACTCTCTTTGTATAGGAACAGAGTACTCTTCCTTAAGCTCTTCATAGGACCAGCTTCCTGTGGTTTCCTCTTGTATAAACTTTGATGGTGCTGGATAGTTAATGTTAAACTGAATAAAGTCTAGGTCTAGACGTTCGTCTCCCCTTGAGTCTAGTGAGTTTTTTGCAAACACCGATAGAGGAATGTAATCTTCCCAGTAAGAATCAGCACCAACAACCACCTTAAACCCAGAAAGAGTGTCTTGTGCAGAAATATAGTAGCTTGCCATGTGACCATTAATTATAG